TCAAATCATGAATTGCCCTAAGTACGCCTTCCTCACCTGTTCCGGACCCATTGCCGGATCTTTGCCCAGACCAATTACCGGCCAGGAGTAGCCGCCCCTGGTGATAAGGTCGTCCCGCTCGACCTGGGCCGAGGTCAGGATATAGGCAATCTGCTGTAGCTGCCGGTCATCTCCTGATTGAAAGGATTTGACCTCATCGTACCATAAAATTATGATATTTAAGTCCGAATAAACCGGGTCGCCATTCCCATCAACACCTGTTTTGTGCCGCCAGGTTACAGATTCGCCCATCGAATTTGTGTATGCGTCCAATAAGCCCATTGCAATTGCCCCCACAAAATTATGTATAGTGTCTCGTAAGCCAGTCGATTATAAAGACAAATGTGCCTGCTGATGCCCATTTGATTATGCCTTTATTATCCAGCCAGGAGAAGATGCAGCGAGAGAATTTTAGGACAACTACGTTTTTATCAGTTTCATCAAGCCGTTTAACAATTCTTGCATGTTCTGCGCTATTTGTTTCGATAAGTGAATCCAATCTTTCAATTATCACACCCAGGGTTACATCATGTCTGCCGTTATCGATACTTTCATCCATGCATCCTCCAGACCAAATATCATTAATGTCATAAAAAAAGAGAATTAATGATGTCCATCACTGTAGCATCTACCTGATTCTCGATCCCGTATATTTTCGCAAGAGCTGCCTGGCTTTTGCGCTTTGCAGGCTACGATTGCCTGCACCTGGAATAAACGACTCTGATAATTTGTTTGCCAATGTAAAAGACTGAACCCCCTCATCCTGTAACTGTTTGCGCCCGCCTACTCCCGCCTGCTGAATGGCCAGGGCCTCCTCCATGCAGGCATATTTGACATCTTGAGAGACTATGGCAAGCTGGCTGGCGCTGTTGTAGTCCAGGGTTACGCCGTCTATAATGCGAGGAAATGCCCTCTTCTGATCAGGCACGCCGGCAGTTATCCCCTGGTCGTGTTTCGTGCCTCTAAATGGGGTGCTGTCAATGGCCCGTGTTGCCTGGTTCAAAATAGATGTCCTCTGGGCTATAGAGAGAGCTAATAGTGCGGTTGCCCTGTCGTTTCCGGCAAAGTAGGTGTCCAGCTCGGCCAGGGTCACATAGGCATCTAATGTTGGTGTAGATTCTAATGGTACTAATAAAAAGCTCATGCTAACTCCACCTCCCATTCGTAACTCTCATAACGCTGCAAGCTAGCTCGGAACCAGTAATTTCCTGCGTTCAGGTGGAACTGGAAGTTGCCGTTTATGTCTGTGGTCTGCACATCCACTAACGCTGTTCTGTCTGAATCGCTGTGGGCCTCGATTTTTACGCCTACCATTGGATCATTGTTTGAATCTAGGAACGGATCTAATGGGTATGGGTAAGCGATTGTGCCCACTGCACCAGCACCCCAGGCCCCGGCCCCATGCACTCTCGATAGCTGAGAATCAATTTTGTCTAATGCAGTAGCTGAAGGCGAATCAACTAAATCCATTTTTGACCCGACGATTGCCAAGCCACCTGCTGCACCGGCAGCAGCTGAAGGCAGTATGCCCGCTGTGTCCAGCTTATTGGTAAAATCTATGCCGGCCTCTCCTGTGCTTGCCACGTCGAGAGTTCTTCCGGCTGTTGTGGGGCGCAGGGCAGACCTGTTTTCTATCGAGAATGATCCTATGACCGCTCCCACCACACTAATTCCGTCCACTGTGCCGGCAGTTATCTTTACATGGAAATCATGCCCTGAGGCATAGAATGATGCATCCTGGCTTGAATCAATCACTACCAGATGCGAGCCGGTTAATGAGTCAAAATCTACGTTCAGGGTTACTCCCGTGGTTGATTGTGCTGCGCCATTGTCTTTGTAGACACTCACTGCCGGCGACCCTGCTAAGGTAATTGGCGTCCCGTCTGCCTTGTGTGTTTCTATTGGCAAGGTAATTGATGTAGCTCCAAATATGAAATCACCGATATAAGGCCCACTCATATCAATCCACTCCCTACTAATGGCCCAGTTCCTACTAGACCGTCACCCAATCGTCGTAATTGGGCTAACTGTCCTTCCGCTGATGGTGAAGCCCAAGCTGGCTCTGGATAGGCGTACGCGCGTATCCAATACTGATCTAGGTGGCCATTGTAATTGACACTATCATTCGCATAAGACCTCACAAGAGCAATATAATCTGTTGTGGATATTGCATTGTTTTGATAATCCTTCAGTGCAGATGAGCCCTTTGATTGACCGTCGATCCACCATCTAAATAGCTGATTTTTGTTATCTATTGCTACTTCTGCAAGATACCACGTATTTGCAGAATATGCCGTAGGAGTTGGCAATGATGAATATGTTGGGGAATTTGTGACATATTTAAATTCACCGTTCTGCATTACAAGCGCGACTAGTATCTTATTAAGTCCCGTTTTTGGGTAGTTTACATAGAATACAGTTGCTGATGTTTCTGTGAATCTACAGTATGTATGGATAATAACGCTCTTCCCTGTTGAGATCGTTTTTGATAGTTCGCGCCCAGTTGCTCCACCACTACCTTTTATGCCATAACTCCCTTCAACTTTCGTTATGTCCTGCGCTGACCAGCAGGCTCCTGCTGTTGTCCATCTGGACAAATTGCCGAGTTCTCCGTCGTCAAAAAAGATAAACGAATTGGGGCCGTTGCTGGCGTCTGTATCAGAATCGTTTCCGTAATATATATAAAAATTAGTATCTCCAGATTCGCCTATTGAATCTAGTTCTACCCACCATGATCCATCAGTTGGATCGTGTTCTTCACGATAGTGATCTAATAATGTAACCCCATCTGATTTAGTAAAGCGAATATCGTTAGGCCAGTTTAATGCATGATTCTGCAAGTAAACTGTGCCCGCTGAATTGGTGCCGCTGCCTTTGACTATAGTTATTTTCTTTGTGTAGTTGGTCTGCGTACCTGCACTTGTTGCAGTGCATGGTATTTTCACTCTGTATTTATATCCAGATAACCAGCTCATACATCCCCATAATTTTATATTATATTCTAAAAAATTATTTGCCTACCTTAGCAGGCTTATCCTTCTCTCCTTTCTCATCCTCTTTTTGCAGTTCTGGCAGGAACTCGTAATGCTCCGGGTCCGCCTTCATGCGCTTGAGCATTGCAGGATCTTCAATATCCCATTTTGTTCCTTGCTTCTTGTTTAGCACTTGTACTATGCTTATCACCTCGGCAGAGTTACGAAGATGGCTTTTCCTCGGCTGGCATTGGAGCTGAACATTAGTGTTCCATTGGACTGCTTGTAGCGGGCCAGCTCAAATGGGCCGAGCACATATGTCTGATTCCTTGAGAGCGTTAGCAAGTTATCTCCTATGCTTGACCGGAACCCGGTTCCTGCTTCCATTGTTAGGTTTATTCCCCACTGGCCACTTGATACTGTGGTGTTCACAATCAATAGAGCATTTCCTCCGGCAGTAGACCACACCTGATTTGATGTACCAAGCGAAGTCCAAGGATTTGCAGCCCCATTGTCTATATCGCTCAATGTCTGGTTATATTGGGTTATTTGGGCGGCCTGGGCTGCCCCCATAGCAGCAGCCAGAAGCAGGCCCATTACCAAAATGTGTGTTATCCCTAATTTCATCTCACTCACCTTTAACTGAAGTTGCAGGTCATGACTCCTAAGCACGCCGGTTTCACTACCTTGCGGCCAAATACGTACTCGCCGTCTACCTTTCTGGCATGCTGCTTTTCCATTGGTAGAATGCGCACATCCTCTACCTGGGATGCGAAGGTAATAGCTCTCTGTGTGCCGAACATGACTTTATACTTGGTCGAGCTGGTGTTTGGCACATTGTTGCTTACCAGGAGGTCAAATCCAGCAATGCGGCCAATTGAGCCGTTAAGTACTGCGTTCTCAGATATCCCCGGTGCGCTTGATCCCTGGTCGTGGAGATCGTTCAATATCAGTGTCTCCATCTGTGGAGGTATGATCATCCATTTTGGTTCTGGAGCCGGGACTTTTGACAGCTTTAGCTTTTCTCCGCATGTGGTGATCAGCTTGAAGACGTTGCTTGCATCGCCTTTAGTCACATTCGGAGTCTTGGGGCTGGCGTCGCTGCCCACCAGGTTAGAGGCACTTGCATCTGTGTAGCAAGAGGCTACTGCCAGGTCAACTGCATCTGCCACTCCATAAGCAGCCTCAATGTTTGCCTCATCGAGAAGATTGATCTTGGTTTGCTTCTGATCCTTAGTAGGTATCTTGAAGTTGAATCCCTTATGATAATCAATCGTAAGGGTCATTTCTTCATCAGTTAAGTTCTGGGGGTCCGGCATATCTGCATCTTCAGTTATATCAAATACAGTAATAGGCCCAATACCAGACAGCCTCACACTCTTTGCGTACTGTACTGTTCCCTCGAACTTGTTATTAATCACACCTTTCTGAGCGTATACTAATGCTCCTTGTAGCTGGTGCTGTACCTCTGCAGCTACTACCTCAGCTTTAAATGCATCATTTGGCATATTTCACCTCACCAGTTTAATCTTTTACTCTGCCTTCCGCTTCTGCTTTTTTGAGGTCTTCAAGAATCTTGTCAGTTATCCCGCCAGATAAGCGGAGTTCTCGAACCTCAGAAGTAGTCCAGATCTTCTTTCCTCCGTTCTGCTGCTGTAATCCCTGGTTCCCTGCTCCGTTTGCATTACCTCCCTGCTGCCCCTGGCCTTGCTGTAGCTGGCCTTCCTGGGGCAGCATTTTGGCCTGAGCCAGGGCTTCAAGGCTGGCGTTGATCTCGGCAAGAGTCGTTCCGGCAATGTTCAGGAATTGCAGCAGTACCGGGATCTGACCCGATGGAACATTGCGCTGCATGAGGGCTTTCATCTTGGCCAGTTCCAGGTCGGCACCCTTTAGCGTCTCGCCTTTCGGCTCCTCTTTGGGCTTCTTGCCGGCTGCCAGGAGAGCCTTTGCTTCTGCGAGTGGCATTCCGAGCGCAGTTTCGATGTCTGCTAAACTCATGTTAGCCTCTTTTTGCTGATTGCTTTCTTGCCCAGCTCCTTGACCTGCTCCTTGGCCCCGGTCTCCCTGGCCTCCCTGTCCTGCACCTTGTCCTGTTCCTTGTCCTGTTCCTTGACCCTTGCCACTCTGACCAGAGCCTTGGCCCCCTTCTTGACCTGCACCCTGACCTGAGCCTTGAGCTGCTCCTTGACCCTGGCCTTCCCCTGCGTTTCCTTCATTTCCCATTGGATTTTCTCCGTTCCTAACTTGTCGTATTCACTGTCTTTACTAACGAAAAAAATAGAATTGATTAGTCTAAAAATGAGGCTTACAAGATCAGTATGTTGTGGATGCAATTGGGATGAAATATGCCTCCTGCTCTGGCATCATCCAGAGTAGGATAGCCAGGTGTCTGGCCTGTCAGGCTCACTATCTGCCCTTTCCAATCCAGGCAATTTTTGCAGGTATAGCTGGTGTATTCGTCAGTGATCTGCACTAAATCCTGCTCATGTTCGAGGGCTCTGATCTCAGTTCCCTCAATCATGGCCTCTCTTGTCACCAGTTGCCCCAGCATTTCTACGTAGCTTACAATATTCCACTGTTTCCCGGCTGCATCCTTGAATCCGGTTATCCCCTGTTCAGCCAGCTTTTCTTTCTGAGCCTGAGCCACCTGTTCCAATGTGTCACATGCCGATAATTCGCCCTTAAGTTGCTCCATGGAGAGAAGTCTAATAACCTGCTCCACTCGGCGCTTGATAACCGAATCAACTTCCACGAAGCTCTCAAAAGCATTGTCTGCCAAAATTTCTTTGGCTTTCTGAAACTGTGGTATGGCTTCTTTGATGCCCAAGGACTTGTCAACTTCAGAGGCAGCGAGATCAAAGAGCATTTCGATTGCCTCATCACACCAGATGCGACTGCCGGCTAGAATTTCTTGCCTGATGAGATTGGTATTCCACTGTAAATCTGCCAGCTTTTTTGGATTGTTTGCAGCAAGGAGAGCGTTGTTGTACTCTTTTAACAAATCCTTTTCAGCACCCTCGTACATTTGCACCAGGCGCTTTGTTTGGGCACCTGATAATGAGGACTGCTGAGTTGTCAGCTTAGCCATTTAACTCCAGGGGAGGGAGCCTGCTCTTTGGTACAATCAGGGCAGCTTGCACACCACGCAGTCTGCCCAATTCCATCTCATAAGCTTCGCTGCCTTCTTTTAGACCCTGCAGTTCGAGCTTGCGTTCTAATGAGATTGCGCCCATTGCATCCCAAAGCTGCGCAGCTTTAGCGGTCTCAATCTGGTCCTCTGGTATTCCATCCTTGAGCTTGACATGAATATCTTTGATTGCCACAATCGGAGGGTGCAACTGAGACCAGAGATTCAGCACTCTTGGTATTGCTTCCTCAGAAGCTCGGGCATACTTTCCTACCTGGGCCAGAGTGGGGATGAGCCTGAATTTCAGAGCCGTCCCGGATTCTGCCGTGCCGGCGTCCTTGCCGGCGAGAAGAACCTTGCTGAGCTGGAGCATTTGAAAGAGCTGATCCATCTTCTGCTCAATGGCTGCCTCTACATGAGCGAGCTGGGCGTCCCAGACCATCAGGCCAGGCGGTACATCTCCGGGCATTGTAAATATGGGCTCTCCCGGCCGGTAGACCCACTCACCTAAGCTGTGGTCAAATACCGTGGCACTCTCCGGGATAATTGGTGTGGGCGCAGTAAACTCGGACTGCACCTCATCCCTCTCTGCAAAAGAAATCTCCAGAGATTCGATCAAAGATAGGATCGAGGGCTTGTAATCCGAGCGCCCATAATATCGCTCGCTGGAGAGCTGATTTTGCACATGGACCACTAAGACACTATCCACCTCTGGATTTTGTATGCCTCTCTCGCCGGTCTTTATGCCTGCAAAGGCTGGGAAGCTGTTGAGCGGCACCGGCCCCACCAATTTTGAGCTGGCTAGCTCAAAGACTAAATGTTGGATATGCCCTTTTGAGTGGATCGTGAACTTGATGTATTCGCATTCCTTGCCTTCAATATTTTTCTGTTTAAACTTTGCAAATAATACAAAATGCGTTATATCCTGAATGTTTGCTGGAGAGACGACCAGATACATATTTTCGGGGTTGATAACCGCTATTCCTGAATCAGAGATCTCATAGGCCCCGTGGCCGTAGCGGCTGGCATCAATAAGCACCTGTTCATCTGGGCGTTTAGGGATTTCCTTCATGGCCTCGGCTTTAACCTCTATCGGCTCGCCGAATGTGAGGTTTAGGTAGGTGTTGGTTGCGATGTTCGCCCAGTCCAGGATAATCACTTGCTTATGCTCGTTCTCGGCTTTGTCGGCAAGATAAGCAGCATAGCGCGGGAAAACCTGGTCGTGCAGGCCGTTGTAGATCTGCCTCATGAGCGCGTGCTCTGCGAGCCTGGCGGCCTCATCAGCATCCTTTGGCGGCCATTCGGCCCCATCCCTGATGAAATCTAGACTAGTGAGCATTTTTGGGTATCCTGCCTGCGTCTTCTATGATCTTCTGGTCGTTCTCTTTGATTTTTTTGTAGCAATCCTGGCAGCAGAGGCGGTCTGTGAGCACGGTAAGGCCGAGCTTATTTTCTGTGATCCCAGGAATATGAGGTACTATGGGTGTGAAGCGGATCTCCTGGATGGGTACTGGGAAGGCAGAGCCAATCCCGCCACCACAAATTAAGCAGATCATAGCCTACCGCCCCTTAGAATCTCCTCGCCATACCAGATCCCCTGCGCCAGGCTCATGAGCATATCGTCATTCTCCCCTTCTTCCGCCTCAAATTTCGTATTCCCCTGAGCGCTCAGTTCTGCCCTGAATCCAAGCATCTCCTTCTCAAGCAAAGGAAGAATCGGCATTCCTGGATTTATGTGCACCTTGCCCGCATCGAAGGCTCCCAGGAACTTTCCGATCAGCCTGGGCTTTCCGACATGAATTCTATGTCCCTGGCGAGTTGTACTGTTTCCTGGCGTGATCGTGATCTCTTTTACCGGCAGCCCTTTTGCCTTCAGGATGTCTGCCACTGCTGCCCCTACTCCGGTTGCGTCGAGGATGAACGTAGGCGGCTGTTTTGTCCAGAATTTCTGATTTTTGTAAACCGAAACCGCCCATGTGGCGATTGATGGATCTTTTGGATGATCGTAAGGTAGCTTCTGCTTTCTGTTTAAGGCCACAAGATCGTATTCGAAGCGTCTTTTTGCCTTCACCATATGCATATCAAGGACTGAGATGGCGCTCCAATCCCTGAGTTTCGCAGGGTCTAGCGAGATAATGTAAGTCATATTTCGATCATTGCTACATCATTTGAGAGCGCGTTCATTATGGTCTCACTCGTGATTATCTGGGACTCCTCATCTACGAACTTGTTGAAATACTCCTGTAGATACCATTGTTCTCCATGCTCTTCGAGTTCGTCTTCCAGGAAGTCCTTTGAGATCCTCGGGCAATCATCTGCGCAAACGAGAAACCATTTCCACTTTCCTTTTTCTGTGACACCTTTTCGCCTGTTGTCCCAAATGTCCCAGAAATGACCTCTCTTTCCGAATGGGGTGGACATCAGAATATGGCGGCCATTTGAGACAGCCAGCATCGGCCGGACTGACTTGTAAAGAATATCAAGTACCCTGCTGGCCTCATCCTCCAGGAGGAGGGTAACTGCTGAAATGCCTCTGATGGTCTTCTCACTACCTGGCAAGGCCATGAAGCGGTTCTTGTTTCTGAACTTCACAGATAATTTTGTATCTTCATCCAGATAATCAGATTGCAGCTCCACTGCACCTCGAAATTCATCGAACTTCTGCATGAGTTCGCCGGACTGGCGAATGCCGGGAGCCACGCAAAGGCCCACAGTCGGACGGCGATAAATGCACTCATGCAGTGCCAGGGCGGCTGATGTTGTGGACTTGCCACTCTGGCGGCTGCAATTCAGGATGATGTACTTTTCACGACTTGATATCAGGTCCTGCTGCCATGGATCCAGATTGAGGCCCAGGACCTCTTTCGCCCAGAGCACCGGATCCATGGTGTAAAGAATTTCGTCGTCTGCGTTCCAGGAGGGCTTCAATGAGCTTTTGCTTCGCTTCCGGGTCGTCGTCCACCGCCTCCAGAATGGCTAGTCTGGTATCCTCGAAGGATGCCATTGCTTCGACAATGCGGCTCACCCCGTCATCTCCGGATAGCTCAAGTTCTGCCTTGATTATCTCGCATGTCATCTGTTGGCCCTGCCGCCAGTACAAGGCAGCCGATCCCAGGGAAAGGGCCTTCTCTTCTCCGTCTGCGAGCTTGTATGGGCTGCCAAGTTCTAGGTCTACGAGGAACTCTGCCCTGGCTTTAGCCTTGTTTAGGAGCTCCAGGGAATCTATGATCTTTGCCTTGCCGGCTGCCAGCCTCTCCTCGTGTCCTTTCTTCTGCTCCTCGGACCATTCTTCAGTTGCTGCCACCTGAATATTAAAGCGCAGTCTCTTGTAATCATAGATTATTGTCTTCGGTATTCCCAGGTCTCTTGCAATCCTGCTTGGTCTGTGGCCCTTCAAAAGTCTTGCTTCAATTTCTGGGATATCTTCTGCTATCGATTCAAACATCTAGATTCTTCCTTACGGAATTTTTCCGGATTTCCGGAATTTTCCGGAATTTTTCCGGAAAACTGAGATAACGAGAACGGCGGACTGGGTGTACAGCAAGGGATTTTCGGTGAATCAAAAGATCTAGCTCAGCCAGCCGGTCACAGTGACAGGGAGCCCTCTTCTATCATTCCCGTCATCGATCTTTTCTACTAATCCCCAAGCCTATCCCTGGGTATTTCCGGGACGCTCGCGTTCCCGGGCGTTCATGCTCGATCTGCCGTAAAAGGCAGCTTTTAAAAGCGAGACCGCCCAGGAGGAAGACAGAGGCCCTGCAAAGAAGGCGGCATGTTTCCCAAAGGGCGGTCATTTCCGGGCTGAGGTCGGGTAGAAAAAAGGGAGCGGATTTTTCTAATTGAGGGAATATGCAGGTATATGTACCAACCCGGCCCCAGCTTTCCGGTGATCGTCGTATTTTAGCTCAAAGGAGGCCAAGACATAGGATAGCTCCTATCCTCGCCTAACTTTTGGCCGAATTTATAGAAGTTGTATCATGACATTAGCCTCAGGCCGGGATAAAAAGCCTGGACGAATTAACCTCCTGGACCAGCGCGATACCAGACACTATAAGAATGAGTCTTTCTTAGCGCGCAAACCCATGCATTGCGGGTAGGAAAATATGCTTATAAAATTCTGCCGAATAGAATTAGCACAATAATCGCTACGTGGAGACATATTACAAAGGCAGTCCGCGAGACAAGCGAAACTCCAGCCTATTTTTTTGGTAGTGGTCCCTCAAAACGGGATAATGAGGACCTCTGCTCCAGATGCTACGTTGCTTATGATAGTTGATCTTCTTCTTGCCCTCTGACCTGAGCACTCCCCTGATCTGCAGGACCTTGGCTATGCCCTGAGTTGGAAGACCCAGCTCCAAGTAATCCACCTTCTCCTGGCGCTCCAGGATGAGGAGCTTATCCGGGTCAGCGCCAGCGTCCGCTAGCATTCGTAAGGTATCCTTTGGCCTGAAAGACATAAAAACCTCTATTTCTGCTTTGCCAACTCTGCTGCCTTAGCCCAATCTTCTGGGGTTGGGGCTCGGGAGAGGTAGAGCACAGAGCCGGGAGCTTCGCCCATCTCCTCGGCGTAGATCTCCACCAGCTCCGGGTCAACCTCCATCATGGCCTGCAGCTCGACATCGAGCTTGGCCATCTCTTTGAATAGCTCCTTTTCATCCATCTCAAGAACGTATCTGGCTTCATTATTTATATATTATTCTACCTCTTTTCTGTTCTTTCAACCTCCTGTAACGCTCTATGTCCGGCCTTGATCTCCTCTTTGGCTGGACCTTGAAGGGTTCAGTGCCACAGCTAGGGCAATAGGGAAAATCTAGCTCGTCGAAAATTACTTCCTCCTGCTTGCAATGTGGGCACTTTCTAGGCCGGTAGATGGTGATATCCTCAAGCACTACCTTCTCAAAACCCCAGAAACGCCCAGCTTTGCCACCGTGAAATTCGCAGGCAAGCTTTGTCCCAGGCTCCCGGAGGGGCTCAAGAAACATCGATGGAGTCCCCCAAAAAGGGTCTGCTCACGGGCCGGGAAGCCTGAACATTATAAGGAACTGTGATTCTTATTATATTTAAGGATTTGTAATAAGGGTCTGTCCACTTCACCTCTGCACCCCCAAAGCAATCTCAGAGAGATCAGCATGGAGGGGCTCTACCTGGCTCATGACGGCCTTGGCCAGATCCTCAATATCGCTATCCAACCCGGGAAGGTGCATCATGCGGGCCATCTCGGCCATAACCATGAAGCTCATTCTAAGGTCAGAGGGAAAGCTGTGCATATTGTACTCGTCTTCCCTGAGGCGGCCTGTGATCTCACCCAGAGCGGTCCTGGTGCTCTCCAAGGCCGCGGAGCAGAGGCGGCACATCCTCAATCCGCCACCTCCTGGACTTCGACCGTCACCAGAACACGCTTTCTTCTGGCCCCTTCCAGGAACTGGTTTGCATCTCCGAGGAGAGACCCGGGCATTTCCAGGCTGAAATGCACTGAGTCCGTCATCCCGAAGCTGGTCAGGAGAATCCCAGCAAACTCTTTTTTCACGCGGTCGCCCCCATTGGAGCGACCTCTTGCCAAAGCTCATGAGCCTGGCTATTGACACCCACAACATGGCACATTTTCGCACTCACCACACTATTCTGCGAAACATTCCCGGTGAAAGGTGATCCGCAGATGCAAACAGCGGTAGCATGCCAAGCGCCCACACGCTCGGACAAGAAAGATGCCCCTCGCTGCATGCCTGCGTCCACCTCACCGCATAATCGAACAAATCACGACTATTTAAATATTGTAGCAGTAAACCGGGGAAACTAAACCTTAGTTTTTTCAAGTAAAAATTGCGAAAGCATACGAAGCATAACGATTAATCGGACACAAATTCGAGATCATAACTTGTCAATACGAGGCAAAACAGTTTTATATTTTGTTGCCGACACAGCAAATAAGAAGAATTAATACGAATCAAACATAAGGTACCTGTTTACGGGGGATGAAGGCAGAATAAGTATGTCTTCGCGACGAAAAAGTGTGGGCTTCTTCGCCGCGAAGCTACCAACGCCAGTGGTGAGATGGCGATGTGCCGACCTGCCGGACCTCTAGAGTACCGAGAGCTTAGCGAGCCACGACTAACCCAGAAGAGGCAAGTCTATGATAAGCTTAGAGCAACAAGATAAAAGGCTTTGCGTTTCAGCCGGATGCACCGCTGCAAGCTTTTTTGGCCTTTCTGCAGCCCTAAATCAGAAGGCTACGGCGCGTCCGAGCAACAAGCTACAAGGCATTACATATAAAACTAAAATAGAGAGATTAACACGGAGAGCTGCCCAAGCTCTCCGAGGCCTGTTTGCGATTCTTGGGAGGTTCGCAAAACCACAGCACGCACCGGAGTTGCAATCATGAATCTCGGGACGGGTTGTGGTTTTCAGGCATGAATCAGATTGTCGTCCCAGATATAAACTCTTTTCGCACTGCGCAGGAGCTTTCTTCATCTGAGCCGGCTCAGCTCAAGAGAACCATTGCAGAGCTCGAGACCAGGATAATGGAGCAAGATTCTCTTATTGCCCAGCAGAACGAAGGCATCGAGAACCTGGCCCACAGGCTCAAACAGCGGGAGTTAGAGCTAATCGACATCAAGAAGACGCGCAGCAAAACGGGCCAAGGGCGCAGCAATGCTCTGGAGGACTTCGAAAAGGAGAATCTGATGAAGGCCAACAAGAAGATGGAGGCCCTGATCGAGGAGTTTCAGGATGGATTCTGGACTCTCTTCTCCGAGCAGCGCCAGGGGCTGGATGAATGCCTGAAGGCCCTGGAGCAGCTTCCCGCCGCCCCCGAGTCAAAGAGCCTCTACGCCCATGTCAAAAAGGAGTGGCAAGCCATCGAAATGGCCAAAAAGCGCAACATTATAACACCCGTAAACGCCCTGCGCCAGTTGGCCGACCTGGAGCGGTCCGTTGTAACATTCATCCTGGGCAGGCCCAGGCTAAGCCTGACCACCGTCGAGACCTGGCGGGCCGAGATCCTCATGGAAGCTTTTGTAACCGATCGCAAATTGAAACAGCTTACAACTAACGATTCGATAAGAATCATCTCCGCTAAAGAGGAGAGGAAGATCTACCGGGAGCAGGGCCTGCGAGCCATGCGCCGGGCCGCCTCACTTTTTCCGGATAAGATCAAATTTGAGAAGAAGGGCAAGGCTGCCAGGATCACCAAGATCAACGAGGGATTTGGCACGAATTTGGCCCACCGATGCATGATAACAGTTTGTTACATGATTTGTTATTGTCACAGTTTGTTACAATCCTTCGACGAGCTACCAGAAGGATTGGTTTGTACAATAGGGGGAATCTTCAGGGATACCATGACCTTTTGAGAAAAATTAAGCCTGGAAGATGGCATGTAACAAGATGTTATGTTAGTTTACGGTTTTTTTGTCTCGGGGTTCTAGGTCGGGGAGGATGAGGGGTCTAGAGAGAAACAGAGGATGTAACAAGTTGTGACAATCGTGAGTCGCGAAATAATGGCCTCAATGAAAACGTCTATCTGAGAAGATGAGCAGAAAGAAAAGACATTTTTGCCCCTTAAAATTCGGATCTTGATATTCATTTATGCTAACTTTGTGAACCAGAGAGAATATAATAAATAGAATTTATTAGAAAATCTTCATAGAAAAAGATAGAATACGCTTAAATACGCTAAATTAAGAAGAACTTGTATATGGGTGAAGGGAAGGTAAAAGTTACGGCATCTATCAAAAGGGACCTTGTCGATTGGGTGGATAAAGAAGTGGACAAGAGTCGCTTTGCCAGCAGAACTCATGCTATGGAGTATGCCTTAACTAAGCTTAAAGGAGCCGACAATCTAGCATTTCCAAACTAGCATTCAAAACTAGATTGAGCCTTAAGAATAACCCAGATAAATATAGACAACGGTATAAAAAACTGGAATGAAACTTAGATAAAATACATTTCAGTCCAGGGCTGGTACCCCTGGACCGAAAACCCCTAAGAACGGAATTCGATTATGATAGAGATAGCTTTAGCTGGGATATATAGTTTTGCATCAGAGCCGCTAGGCGACGATCTACTAAAGGATTTTCTCAACAAAATTAAAATATTTTCTTATAAAGTCGCGAGTATCGTAGAAAATATCTGCATAATTAAGATTATTTACAGTCAATAATAGCTAGTAAAAATTGGTTCCGGTCCAGGTGCTCGTAACACCTGGACTGGGATACTCCGAGCAGGAGCGTTCGTGTATGGTAGATTTAGCTTTAGCTAGAATAAATAGCTTTGCATCCGAGCCTGATACAGGTTTTCCGCCAGGCAATGTAGCGTCGCATGAACATGCTTTCTCAAGGTCTGGGGAGGAGATCTGAATGGACTTCTTCCAAACAGACGAGATCCTCGAGATACCTGCCTCCGAGCTTCAAGCCCTATTCGAGGACTTGATCCAGGTCTACGATACCTTGAATGTGGTTCTCAAGGAAAACGGAATTCTGCGAGGCCGTGAGCTGGCCGAGATGAACGTTAAAAACAGTAAAGCCGTTAAAGCCGAGAAATCACCGATTGGAAAGCTAAGTCTTCTCAATGCCTACATCAAAAAGGAGATCTGGCATATTCGCAATGGTCTAAAGACAAGGCCCGCCTCTGCGCCCACTGAAGAAGGAAAGATCAGGCAAGCAATAACAAAGATTCAGTTAAGAGCCTCTGCCATTGTGGAACACGTAAAAATCATTGCCCAGGGAAAGAAGGAAGTTGCTTTCACCTCCTGCCAGGCCCGAGACTTTTTATCAGGCAGAGAAGGAAAGCCGCCCAGCCGTCGCGACACTATCAGAGCTCTGAAGAGAGCTGAAAATATCTGCCCGGCCTTGGCCTGCGGCCATATTCCCAATGATGGACGTCAGACAACTAGACTAACTGCAACAGTTGATGATTTAAAGCAATCAGATATTATAAAAATAGAACGTGACCGTGACACAAGGCAACGGTCTCGGATGGATGAGTTTAGGATTATCTTCTTTAAAGAGCCTGGAAGCTGCGTTTAAATTGTCATAATAACGGTCTAAAAAGTACACAAAAAATTATTCTGCCGGGTAGTAGATAGATTAGTTCGCTAGCTTTAGTATACGGTATAGCAACGAATCAAAGCAGAATCAATTATAATAGCAATTTAATATTATTTAATCATGAAAATATATATCCTCTCCAGACCGTTGCCAAAAGAAACGATATAAACAGTAGAAGAATGTTTTTATAGAACTTAAGATACTGATGTTAAGTCATGAAGAGAAGTAGGGAACAGATCATGAAGGAAATCCTGATGATCTGCAAAGAACCAGTTGGTGTAACAAAAATCGTCTACCAGTGCAATCTTAACTTCTATACCGTGAGGATTCATCTTGAGGGACTAACTGATGCAGGTCTGCTTGACGTATCAGAAACAGATCCAATCTTGTATAAGACCACAAGCAAAGGAATTAAAGCCCTGGGGCACATCAATGCATTTCGATCCCTTCTCATGCCATCAGCCAAATCCTTGGATAAACTTGCTGTTACTGAAAGTATTTAGCTTCAGCCTGTCCGACATCAACTATCTGCTTAAGGATGCCCTCTTGCCAGGAAGATCAAGAGCAGTAGGGTAAATGAATCATATAGTGTAGGTCATCATTACCATCCCACTTTTATGTAATTCGCTTTTTCCTCTTATGTAAAAATGGTCTACTGCTATTCTTTTCTGCCCAAACTACTTATTCTCGCAGTACCAATAAGCATAGTATGGCAGGAGTTCTTGAACGTATAATTGGTCCCCAGAATCAGAGGCGTTTGGTTCAGCGTTCCGAAAAGGCTCTCTGGGTGAATCCCAAGGCACTGGAGCTCCAGGCGGCCATGGAGATTCTGGCTGAGGTCTTCGGCATAAGCACTCCGCAGGTGGAGGAGATGCTTCGGGAGCGCAGTGAGGTTGGGGTCCAATCATGCAAGGGAGAGGTTGCGCTTTGGCCGGAGGGCTTTTGTCTGGCTGATTAG